CTGCTCGGATCTGGCTCCTAAATGCCTCCGCTTGCTCTCGGATGACAGGATGAGAACCTTCTCCTACATAAACAATCTTTTCTAAAGCCATCTCTGTGACTTCTTCCGGGGTAAAGCCTCTCCCAGAGACTGACACCGCCTTGATTTCACCCAACAGAACGCCACCAGAGCTAGAGATCATATTAATAACTGCTACGTATCAATGCTTCCGTTGCAGTATTCGGAGGCATGGTTATTAAGAAGGTATTGGTCGATGTCTTATCCGACCCAAAGTCCAAAACTGCTATGGACTTGTTACCCTTGCTTGCGTTGTAAATCAAGGCACACCGTGCGGTAATTGCCCCTGTCCAAGACACATCGGGGAAATCTACATACGCCGTTGTCCCAGAAGAAGACACTGAGACCGGGGAAAGCGTCGAACCCCCAGCAACATAGTTCCCACCACTTGCTTCGTTAGATGCTGTGTAAACAGTCGTATCTGCATTTAAATTTGCATCCGCTGTGTACAAGGCTATCTTTATGGTGTCTGTTGTCAAGTCATGAACTCCCTTGTACAACTCTTCCTTGAAGCTTGTGGTCTGTGTCTGAACAATACTCATCAGTTCACCTGCAACCTGACCTGACCATCACGATAAGCATCCATACGCTGTTTGCCATCGCCCAGATTCTTGAGCAGAGCAATAGACTGTGTGTATCTGTCTTCGTACAGGGACTTGTCTTCTGGCAGGACTTTCATATATGTCAATGCTTCGAGCATCGTGGCGTTAAACAGGGCAGAATCAAAGTTATCCCCAAGCCAAGTTGTGCCAGAAGAATTCGTCACCGTGCCGACAGTTACGGTAAATCCAGAACCAAGACCACCAACATCTGCCGCACTTACACTCAAGACATCGTTGGTTACGTAGTAACAACCACCGTCTACCAAACTGACCGAAGAAATAACATTCCCGGTTACCACGATGTTTACCAAAGCACCGTAACCAGTTCCGTTGGTCAAAGGCACATTGAAGTACGTACCGTTTGCGTATCCTGTACCTGCGTTAGAGATAGACAGGGAAGCAATCGGTCTTTGAACGATTGAATCTGGGTAGTAGTAGTAATGGAGTTCTGCCCCGTAATTTGCATCAGGGGTTGGACCAACGATGAATGTCAGTTCGTTAACATTCGTGGAGACAGGACCGAATATGGCGTAATGCTTGGGCTTGCCGGTATCTGTTGGACCCGGATATGCCTCGCGAATGAAGTTCACATCCTTGTTCAGAAGATAGGTGTAATCCCCACCACCGTTGGGATAAATGGCTAGGGAGTACACTGAGAGGAAGTCCGTCGGGCATTGAAGATACTTGTTGCCAGACGTAAGACTACCCGTCACATTCTTCCTCAGGTTGGCAATCTGCACCGTGTTGTAGATGCGTTGCTCTGCCTGACGAATGAATGTGTTTATGATTCGCGGGTTCGACGAATAATCAAAGTCATTCTCCGCGTAATCCTGAACCGTGCTGACAAGGTCTGCGTAGTTCATTCATCACCCCATAGGACCACGCGCCATCACGCCTTTGGTTGCCGCACCAGTGCCGCGAATCTTGATGCCGGTAGTCTTCTCGGCAGGGTAGTTGCCCTTGCTGATCACACCAACAGACATGTTTAAATCGTCCATGACCTTCGCGCCAGATGTCGTGTTGACCTTGGGCTTGGTTTCTTTGCCAGACATGTCATGGGGCTTGGCATAGACACTGGCTGGACCAATCTCTTTGCCTTTAACTTTGTGACTGAACTTAGCCATTATCGACCCCTTCCGGAAGACTTCTGGTTCATAGCACGAGCCATGTTTCTGCCCATCTGCTTCATCTGCATACTGGTCACGCCGCCCTTTGCCATCTTGTGCATACGCTTCTCATGCGCTTTGACTTCAGCCTTGGCAACTTGTTTCATTTTGTCCATTTTCGCTCCTTATGTAACACTTACAGTTGCGTTGCCCACCAACGCCCTAGATACCAGATTGTTAGGTGTCAAAACGGCATCATAATTCCTAGACCCACCCACCGGATACCAACCCCACTGAATATCCCGTGAACCACCTGTCGGGAACCCGGCATCTCCACCGTTGGGCGCATCCTGTAGACCGTTTAAACCAGCAGTGAAGTAGGTCGTGTCTGGACGCGGCTCTCTAACTGCTTGTGGGTCATCCACTGGGTACATGCCCAATTGCAACTGAGGATGATCAGGAGACCAGCACTCGTCACAAACTTTCAATTGGTACAACTTTGTTTTAACAACCTCATAACGAAGCTGTTTAAGTTTAAACCGAAAACCGCAAATATCACACTGGGCAATGCTAAATTTGCCAGAGGAATATCTGTTGCCCATTAGTAAAAACTCCCACCAATGAATGTTGCTCTTGGCACAAGTCTGAGGGCTGCTTTTTCCCTATCCTCCCCTGCTGCCAGATTGAATTGCTCGTCATAGACGGACTTCAACATGTCCAGCCTTGGCATCAATTCCGGGACCTTCATGGCGATGTAATACGCCAATCCTGCGACTAAGCAGGGGTAGAACCTGAAGTTCATATCTGCCGTCTGAATACCGTTCCCGGCATCCTGCACCCGGCGCAAACGCCAGTAAGCAAAGGTGTAGGTTTGAGAGCCGTCGGGCGTGGGCCAGACAGTAATCGCCGGGAGTTGAGGCACATACACCGTCGCCCCAGTGGTATGGGATGCCGCTGTGGTGTTGTTCTGACCACGGAATATGTTCATCAGGACATTGCCTGAGATGTAGCCGTAGTAGATGTCTTCCGAGTCAATCCGTATGTACCCGCTAGAAGCTAGGTTGTCCGTCGAACTCAGAGTGATCGTGTCGCTCGTCGAGGTAAGATTCCCGACAAGAGTTGCCCCGGCAGGACCAACCTGACCCGACAAACGCTGAATCCAGACCTGAATGGGTCTGGCTTGGGTGAGCTTGTTCGGGATTGTTGCGTAGGTCGATGCGCTGATCCGGCTGATATTTAAATCTGCTTGGAGGTTCTGCTGGTTGGCATTGGTACGAATTACATGCTCCAACAGGTCAATCGTGTCTATGGGTAGTGGATAGGTGTTTAAACCTTGCTGGAGCGTGATGGTGCCCTGCTCGATGGTCCACATGTTGATACCGCGATTTGCCCACTCGATAGTCAGAAGATTCATGGAGCGCCGTGCGGTCTTGAGGTCATAACCGCTACGCATCTCGCGCCCAGCCCTCTCCCACGCTTCTTCAGCGATCTCAACGAACTCCATGTTAAAGAGGGTTGAGCCGGTGGTAGTCATTTCTTCGCTGCCCTCATATTATCGACCAAGTTCGGGTAAGACCTGCCTGCTGCCTTTGCCATTGCCTTGGCTTTGGACTTCTTGGCAGGAGACAGCTTCTTTGGCTTACCAAGACCTTTCGGGCGGGGCTGATCCCATACTTCCCCACCTTCTTTGAATATCTCGACAGGCTCGTTGCCATCCCGTTTTTTGACAATCTTGGGGACCTTGGACTTCTTTATTGCCCCCATTCCCCGGCTCCCCATCATAGGATTCTCCCTTTGGTCTTACCTTTCTTGGCGCAACCATCTGCCGCAGAGACATACCCGCCCTTGCGATATTTGGTCATATCTTCCAAATCTTTTAACGTGGTTATCTTTTTAGGGTTTTTGTTGGGGAGAGTCTGCATTTCATCAGCCCAATTTTTTTTGGGATTTTTGTTTGGCAAAGTTTGAGCCTTTCCCAAAATACCCTTCTCCATGCGACGCTGGTTTTTTTCCTGCGCCGCATCCATACGTGCCTGTTCAACGTCTAGTGGTGTGACAGCCATTAGATGATCCTCCCTTTGGTTTTGCCCTTCTTGGCAATGCCGTCAGCACGTTTTGAGGCTTTGCCTACCATGCCGCCAGATGCGTACTTCTTGACTGGCTTGGCTTTGACCTTGCCGCCTTTTTTCATTGGGCCTTGTTCAAAGCCTGCGCGGTCTGTAAACATTGGGTCAATCTCTTGGATATATTTCCCCTGACGACCGCCATAACGACCACCGGAAGCTTTCAATCCAGAGTCAATTTCTTCCAATTC